ACAACTATAAGCGCATTAGTTAAAGAGATGGGTAGGTCGCACCTACTAGGCTCGCTAGTGTGCTTCTAGTTGTTGTGTAGCTCAGTGGTAGAGCGTGGGGGAATAACCCTATCTGGACGCTGGTTCGATTCCAGCCGCAACAACATTCGAGACTGAATTATTCAGCCACTGTCGGACAGTGAATAGTAAGCATGGAAGCGTACTAACAAATTTTAAGCAACAAAAAAGGCCGTGTATCAGACGGCCTTAATTGTCGTAACGCTCAAAGAGCATCACCAGAACTGGATTAATTATTATGCAAAAAGAAAAAGTAGTCAAGCAAGGCGGAGTGTCAGCGAGTAAAAAACTATCTCGCTTGCTTGATGTTTTGGAATATATCGCTAAGCAAAATGGCCGAAAAGTCGGCACTTTTGAGATTCAAGGCTTTTTAGCTGACAAGGGCATTGCATCAGATATTCGCACGATTCAGCGTGATTTAAACCTTTTGCAAAATCATCATTGCCGATTACAAAGCGATGATTGCAGCCCACAAGGTTGGTTTTTTGCCAAAGACAAATCCAGCCAGTTTGTCGCTGAATTATTAAAAGAGGTGGCGTAATGGATCGCCAACGCCTTAAAAACCTTGCTCTACGCAAAGTGAAGCAAGAACAAAAAACTAAACCTATTGCCCCATGCGTCAAATGTGGTCACGAATCTTTTTTATTCGACTTTAGCAGACCTGTCACTGTTAAGACTTGCAAAAACAGCGAGTGCAAAGATGTTGTTGTGGAGGAAGTATGAGTCAGTCTTATCCGTGGTTTAAATTTGCTCATGTTGAGTATTTGTTAGACCCAATGATTACAAGTTTATCGTTGGCTGCTCAAGGTGCTAATACTCGTTTAATGGCTTATGCAGCGCGTCAATTACCATTTGGCACATTGCCCAATGACGATAAAACATTGATTGCCATGAGTGGTGCAAAGAGCGCGAAACAATGGCAAAAAATCTATGCTGAGTTAATGGGTGTCGTTTGGTTTTTAGGTGATGATGGCCGTTTGTATTGCCCATTGATGAATGTTGAATCTACACCACAAGCTAAACAAGACGATAACCAAGACAATGACCGCCCCTTAACCGATGCAGAACGTGCAAAGCGTTACCGTGATAGCAAAAAGAGCCGTGACGAAAATAACCAAGCGTCACACGACCGTCACGACAGCGTCACGAAAGAAAGTGACGACCGTCACGAAGCGTCACACGACCGTCACGAAGCTAACGTGACGCAACGTGACGATTCCGTGACGATTGGGGGGATAAAGGGGGGAGATTTAGATTTAGATTTAAATAAAGATTTAGATTTAGATCAAGAGTTTAACTCTCAAACTAAAACGCGCGAGGCCGAAAAAAAATCGTCACGTTTTTTTGATGACGAATTGCGACCTGACGTAAACGCTTTAAATGCAAAACTTGGTGCAAACCTAGTAACCGAAGAATTTATTACTCAAAACCTGTTTGCGTTTAACTCTCATTATGAAACTAAATGCTTAACTGAAAACCAACGATTAGCAAAATGGATTAACTGGTTTAAGAGCGAAGAAGCTAAGAAGCAAGCCCAAACTATTCAACGGCCTAAGCAAGCCACTTCAAAAACTTGGCAGTCCAAAGAAGACGAGCGTAAGGCGTTTAACAAGGCGGCTATGGATGAGTTTGTAAACGGTTGCAGTGGCTCTAATATCATTGATGGAGAAGCACGTCATGTTATCTAACGACAAACAGCAATTTGCTGAATTGCTTAATAGCACAGCCGATTTTTACGGCAAAAAATTAAGCGCAATGCACCTAGAGAGATATTTTAAAACGCTCGCTCATTACCCCATAAACGCAATTGAGCTTGCCATTCAGGCGCATGATGCAGACGCAGAACGTGGCCGTTTTATGCCCTTACCAGCCGATTTAATCGGTCACTTAGAAAAAATGCGCTTTGATGACCGCCCCAGTGCTGAGGAGGCATGGTCAACCGCAGTACAGGCTGTTGATGAACGTGTAACCGTGGTATGGACAGAGGAAACAAAATTAGCGTGGGATGCTTGTGCAAGCGAGCTTATGGCGATTGGTGACAAGTTTAATGCAAGCCGTGGCTTTATTGCTAAGTACAACGATTTAGTATCACTAGCTAGATTGCAGGGTAAGCCTGTTGTTTGGTTGGTTGCCCAAGGTTATGACAAAGACTTACGCGAGCAAGCCATTCGTGATGCTCATAAAGCTAAAAAAATCACCACAGAATACGCAAAGATTTTATTGCCCTATCACAAAGCCGAAGAAGGCGCATTAGCGGCGATTGAAAGCAATGTTGCCTTGATGATTGAAAACAAGGGCGCAACCGCTAATCACAAACAATTATCACGCTTGGATGAACTTAAAAAGGCAGGTGAGATTCACCAACAGCGCATAGCAGCCTTGAAAAATGCCATTGGCGACAAAGAGCCTAAAAAACAAAACTCGCCCCGTGATTGCTTGGCTATTTTTGAAAAAGCAGAAGCTTTAAGCGTGTTTTACGACAATTCTGACAAAAAACATTGGTTAGAAGTTGCAGGAAATGGCGGAAATATGAATGAGTTGCAGCAGCGCATTTTAGCTAAGCGTAGTCAACGAGGTGCGGCATGAAAAGAAAATTAACAGGCCGTCAAACACCTATTTTACAGGTTAACGACTTGGTTGCTGATACCGCAATTTTATTGCAGCGTGTTGGGGTGATTGATATATGCGAGCAGGCACTAGATAACGCAATACACGCTGTTATTGAGGCTCAAGACTTGGTCACTCATGCAGCCATTTTGTACATGAACCGCAAGCAAAACGGATTAATCACTTTTGAACAGCTTATGGCTAGTTTGATCAAGGAAGCCGCGTGAACCCACCAGAATTTGACGCATTTGTGAATCATTTTTGCTCTTGCAAGGTCTGTAAGCCAATGCACAACAAATACTGTGCAGAGGGTAAAAGGCTGCATGAGAAATATCAAAATTTGTATAAGAGGGTTAATTAATGAGTCATCAAAATTTACCAGTGTCTATGCACCCACGCTATCAGGATTTTTTAGTGTTTATGGTCAAGTGTCCGTATCGTAAAACACCCGAAACAATGCAAACCGCTTTTTGGGCTTGGTTGGAAACTAATGAATCTCAAGAATGGTTTGCAGCAAGACCTGATCCAAGAGACGAACAAATTGCCATGCTTAAGCGTGATTTAGACAGAAAACATAGAGAATGTGCAGAGCGTGAACGTCAAGCTTTGGTGATGAGTGAGGAAATTATTAGGCTTGAGGAAAGTATTGCTCACATCAAGTCTGCTTTAGATTTTGGCGCAATCGGTGAACGTGGTCATGCGTGTTTGAGTGTTGATGGGGGCAACTTATGAAGCAGTCACACTTAGAACGCATTAAAGCGTTACCTGACGTTTTTATGTTGGCCTCATTGGTTCAATTTAAATATGTGCAAGACATCAGCGAGCCAAACGATACAAATTTTAAGGTAAGCATGGCTGGTGGTCACTACACGTTTGGCAAGCCTGAGCATTACAACAAATTCATGGACAAATACTTAACTTGGCTGGAGTTGAGATGAGCAAGTTTGGCAACAAAAAAACGCTAGTCGATGGGATTTGGTTTGACTCAAAAAAAGAGGCTAAACGCTATCAAGATTTAGTGTTAATGCAAAAAGCAAAACTCATCCGCAATCTGATGACACAACAAGTTTTTGTGCTTGCGCCAAGTGTAATTTTGAATAATCGCAAAAAGCCAGAGTTGCGATATAAGGCCGATTTTACCTACTTTGACGACACTAAAGGCGGCGAGTTTGTTGTTGAGGATACAAAAGGGGTTAAAACAGAGGGGTACATAATCAAAAGGCATCTAATGAAAGCTGTACACGGGATTGAGGTTTTAGAAACATGAAAAATTTATCTTTGATTATTTTGGTTTTGCTTGTTGTTTTAGCTGTAACTGGCTGCGCGAATCAGCCCGCGTTTTGTCCCGAGGTTAGAGTTAATTTTTGTCCGAATAGATAATAAAAATGAGGTGATTTATGTCACATAGTAATTGTCTTAAAAGTGTTGTTGATTTAATTGGTCATCAAGCAGCTATTCGGCTGGTAAGGGCTAAGGGTGGGCGTGATTTTAGTTTGCCGCAAGTGAGCGAGTTGCATGATTTGCACTGGCTAGTCGTGATTGTCGGTATGAGTAATGCGGAGGTTTTATGTGATTATTTTCGCGGAGCATCACTAAAACTGCCGATTGAGGTTAATGCGCTTTTGCAGTTACGAAACGAAGCGATAGCAGAGGATTACAGAAACGGGGACAGTGTGTCGCACATTGCAAGCGTTTATCAAATAGACCGTAAATTAGTGCAGAAAGTTTTGGATATATTTGGTTTGCGTGGAAAGGTTAATGCTCAAGATAGCGTTCCGCAAATGAATTTAATTTGAGGTGGGTATGTTGAAAAGGCCAAAGCCACCTAAGGTTATGTCACAGTTTTTGCCAGCACCTGAGATATTTGAGTGGGTGCAGCATACGTTATTTGATAGCGCATCAAAATTGTATAACGAAGACCATGAACATTTGCATCACTTAGAAATGCCGCAATTGTCATTTTTATGGGCTGATGGCGGCTTTAAAAAACAAGGTAAATTCATACTGGGCCAGTGCGAAAAGGTCATGTTTAACTGTGGTGGATGGAAAAAAGAACGCCAAGAAATGCAGATGTGTGACTGGTTTGGTGATGTTCCTGATTTTCTAATCACGCTCGATGCTCGGTTTTGTGCAGAGTGTAGTGATGTTGAGTTTTGCGCGTTGGTTGAGCATGAGCTGTATCATATAGCACAGGCTTTAAATGATTCTGGAATGCCTAAATTTGGTAAAGATGGCAATCCATCTCTTGCTATTCAATCACATGATATTGAGGAGTTTTTTGGGGTGGTGAGGCGTTATGGTGCAAGCCAGTCGAATGTTCAGAAGTTAATTGATATAGGAAAGAAAAGGCCAGAAATAGGACTGGCTGATATTGCTCATGCGTGTGGTACCTGCATGTTGAGGCTTGCTTAATTGTTGTATGGTGATGGATGATTTTAAATAATGGCAAAACTAAACAGAGAAACAAAGCTCTATATTATCCGTTCACTGGCGAGCTTTAACACGCCTAAAGAAACGGTCGAAGCCGTACAACAAGAACTAGGAGTAAAGATAACGCCTCAGCAATGTGAAGTTTACGATCCGACAAAAATATCAGGCAAGAATCTAAGCCAAGAATTGAAGGATTATTTTCATGAAGCACGAAAAATATTTAATGAAAATATACAGAGCATTCCTGTCGCCAACCTTGTCTACCGCCTCCAGAAGATACAACACGTCATTAACTCTAACGGTAAAAATAGTATTTTAACGTTACAAGCACTAGAACAGGCGGCAAAAGAAGTAGGGGGTGTGTTCACCAACCAAAGCAAGCGTGTGATTGCAGGGCCTGATGGTAAGCCTGTGGAGGTGTCATTCACAATGACAGAGTCAGAGGCAGACAAGCGCATTGCCGAATTAACAGCTAAATTAAAACTGGCGGACTAAATGTCACTTGCCGAAAAAATAGAATTAGTAAAAACGCTCGAGCACAAACTCAAGCTACGAGCAAAAAAAAACCTAAACGATTATTGTCGATACATCGATATACCAGGAGTGCCGATAAATGACGATGATGATTGTGAGACGTTTTATCCTGATAGTGTTACTCCTGCCAAACATCATAAGTTAATAAATAATATTTTACAGGATGTCGCTAATAAGACTCCTGATAGCCAAGGGCGCATAAAAAAGCGTGTCATGTTTTTTATGCCGCCCGGCTCTGCAAAATCTACCTACGCTACCGTGGTTTTTCCAACTTGGTTTATGGGTAATAATCCAAACAAAAATATTATTTGTGCGAGCTATGGATCTTCGCTTGCCGTTAAGTTTGGGCGTAAATGTCGCTCGATAGCAAAATCAAAAAAATACAATGAAATATTTAATGCCAAACTTGTTGAGGATAACCGTGCCGCTGATGACTGGTCTATCACAAACGGATCTACATACATGGCGGGTGGCATACTATCAGGCATCACAGGTAATCGCGCGGATGGATTGATTATTGATGATCCAATTAAAGGCAGAGAGGAGGCAGACAGTCCAGTCATTAGGGAGAAGATTTGGGAGGAATACAAAAGCTCGCTGCGTACTCGATTAAAACCAAATGGCTTTATTGCAATCATCCAAACTCGTTGGCATGAAGATGATTTGTCTGGGCGAATATTGCCAGAAAATTATGACGGGCAAAGCGGATGGGTTACAGCAAGAGATGGCGAGGAATGGTATGTCGTATGTTTGCAGGCATTATGCGAGCGTGAAGATGATCCGTTAGGCCGCAAGATTGGCGAGTGGTTATGGACGGAATGGTTTAGCCCTGCGCATTGGCGACAAGAACGCATTACACAAGGCAGTCGTAACTGGGACGCGTTGTATATGCAAAAACCGAAGCCAGCCGAGGGTGGAATATTTAAACGCATTTGGTTTAACAAAAAGCGTTATAAAGTGCCCCCAGCCAATCCAATTATGATCGTGCAGTCAATCGACACAGCAAGCAAAGACCAAGAGTTTAATGACCCGTCAGCGATTACAACATGGGCAATCGCACATGAGGGGCTTTATTTGCTTCATGTTTGGAAGGATAGGCTAATTTATCCCGACCTAAAGCGAACTGTTAAATCATCATATAAAAAATGGAAGCCTAATGTTGTTTTAATAGAAGATAAGTCTAGTGGGCAAGAGTTGATTAACGATTTAAGAGCTGATCGTGATGTTTCAATGCCAATTATTGCTATTGAGCCAGAAGGAAGCAAGGAATTGCGCGCACACGCAACATCGCCGCGATGCGAGGCTGGTCTAGTTTGGCTGCCTGAAGATGCAGAATGGTTAATAGATTTTGAAAGTGAGTTTTTTGCTTTCCCTTTATCAACTAAAAAAGACCAAGTTGATAGTGTTACTCAGTTTTTGCGATGGGAGCATGTTAGAAGTGTTGGGTTTGAGGCGTGGGGCAGTGGGCAGGCTCGTGCTGGGTACGGAGCTAATAACAGTGATAACTACTCACAGTCGCAGATTGATGAAGATGTTGGGTATGGCATAGTGCATGGTGATAACGACTATGCTGGATATTAACAATGCCTGAAATCATCAAAAAACCACCGATTTTGTCTCAAGAAGTTGCGCCGCTTTCTGAGACTGCAAATATCGGCAATCTTTTAGAGCCATATTATAAGATTTTAGTAAATCAAGACTCAGTGCTTGGCACAAAAGGCGCGGGTGACTTCAAGATTTATCAAGAAGTCTTGCGCGATGACCAAGTAAAAAGCACGTTTCAACAGCGTAGGCTTGCTGTTGTATCTAAGCCGTGGATGATTGAAGCGGGGGCGGATGATGCAGCGAGTAAAGCGGCAGCAGATGCGTTAAGCGCAAATATTAAAGCACTTTCTTGGGATGAAATAACAGATAAGCATTTGTACGGGTTGTTTTATGGCTACTCTGTTGCTGAGGTAATGTGGAGTGTTAACTCAGATAGTGGGCTAGTTGATATTGCTGATATTAAAGTGCGTGACAGGGCGCGTTTTAGATTTAATGTTGATAATGATTTATTTTTACTCAAGCAAGATTATCAATTTGCACCCATGCCACAGCGTAAGTTTTGGTGTGTAAAAACTGGCGCAGATAACTCAGATAATTTGTACGGCTTAGGCTTGGCTCACTGGCTTTACTGGCCTGTCTTTTTTAAGCGCAATGACATCAAGTTTTGGCTAATCTTTTTAGAAAAGTTCGGGCAGCCAACGGCTGTTGGTAAGTTGCCAGTCGGTAAAGAAGACGACCCAACAACACGCACAAAAGTATTGCAGGCATTAAGAGCGGTAGCAACTGAGACGGGTATATTATTACCCGATGGGGCAGAAGTAACCCTGTTAGAAGCAACACGCTCAGGTACAGCAGACTACGAAGCAATGAAAAATGCCATGGATGCCGCCATTGCTAAAATCGTATTGTCTCAAACAATGACAACAGATAACGGCTCATCTCGCAGTCAATCAGAAACCCATGCCGATGTGCGTGATATGGTTGTTAAAGCCGATGCTGATTTAATTTGTGAATCGTTCAATAATACCGTGGTTAAATGGTGGTTTGAGTACAACCAAGCCGCGTTTCCAAATGCAAAACCACCGCGCCTTTATCGTAGTATTGCACCAGAAGAAGACTTAGGTGTAAGAGCTGATCGTGATAAAAAAATAAGTGATCTTGGTTACGAGCCAACCGAAGAGTACATCAAAGAAACCTACGGCGAAGGTTGGGTAAAAAAACAGGCTCAAGATGCAAAGCTTAATATCAATCCCTTTAATGCACCAAAAAATAACGCTAACTTTGCTGAAAATTCAGCTATCGAGTTATTAAAAGCGGCTCAAAATGCTGACCAAGTTGAGCTTGTTAATGCCGCTCAAAAATTTGCAGAAAATTACGAGGGTATACTGGGTCAGCGTGTAGAGCAGGTGCTTAATTACGCTGAGGCTACGCAAGATTACGACACAATGAAAGAGCATATTGTTAGCTTGATGAAAGAATTGCCACCCACGCAAATGGTTGAAAAAATTGAACGTGCTACGCTTGTAAGTCGGTTGATGGGGTTGTTTAGAGGTCAAAAATGAATATTAAAGGCATTTTAAACTTCATTGATTCGCGTGTAAGTATTGGTTTTGATGTTAAGCCGCTAGAGGCTATTAACTATTTCAAAAATAAGGGCTTAAAAACCACGTTTAGCTATACAGATATGCTTGCGGCAGACCATGTTAATAATTTTACGATTGCTAAAATGATGGACATGGATTTGCTGCAAGATATGTACGACAGCCTTTTGCAAGCGCAAAAAAAAGGCTGGACGTTGCAGCAATGGAAAGATCGCATGATTCCGCACTTACAAGCTAATGGTTGGTGGGGTAGGCAAGCGGTAAAAGACCCAATCACTGGAAAAACCATTGTTGCGGAACTTGGCAGCTCACGGCGTTTGGATATTATTTTTAGGACAAATATGCAATCTGCTTATGCGGCTGGGCAATGGCAGCAAATTAAAGAGCAAGAACGCATTGCGCCTTATTTGATGTATAACGCGGTTGACGACTACAGGACACGTGATGAGCATCGAGCATTAGACAATAAAATATACCCTGTAAGTCACCCATTTTGGTTTACGCATTATCCTCCAAATTCTTGGAATTGCCGCTGTACCACAATTCAACTAAGCAAATCCGACTTAGAAGATTTTGGATATGAAGTTAGTCCAGATGCCGATATTGAGTACAAAGACTGGAAGAATCCGCGTACTGGCTTAATTGAGAAAATACCTAAAGGTGTTGATGGCGGCTTTAATTTTAATGCAGGTCAAGCACGCTATGAGCAGTTGCAAAACCTAGCCAAAGAAAAAGCAAAAGCCATAAAAGACAAGGCGTTGAGAGAGGCGGCTGAGGAGGCTTTGGTAAAAATAGAAAAGGCCACAGTACCAAAAATCATAGAGCCACCAAAGCCGATAGAAGTTAAACCAACAGAAATTAAACCAAATTCAACAGAAGCCAAAAATGCAACATTAAAAGAAAGGGCATTATTACTACTCAACAAGATAAAAAATATCTTTAAGTAGGTTTTGTCTACATAAGACCCGCCAAGTGCGGGTTTTTTATTGCCTAAAATTTGTAAATACATACGCAGTCGCAGGGTGATGACCCTTAAAAATAAGCATAAATTTAAGACTAATTCTTTATTTTAATTTTTTATTTGTGCAGAGGCGGCAATGTAACCATGCAAGCAATCGAGATTTTTCGTATCGGCAAGCACACAGCAACAAACGGCCAAACACTGCCATTTGATGAGGCCATGTTGTCTGCTGCTGTAAAGGGCTACGACCCATCGCTACATGAAGCTCCTGTGGTGGTTGGTCATCCCAAAGACAATCATCCTGCATTTGGTTGGATTGACCATTTAGAGCTAAAAGACGGCGTTGTATTGGCTCATCCAAAGCAAGTGGACGCTGAGTTTTCTGATTTAGTAGAGCAAGGCAAATATAAAAAGCGTTCAGCTAGTTGGTATTTGCCTGATTCTCCAAACAATCCTAAGCCTGGCACTTTGTATCTTCGTCATGTTGGTTTTTTAGGTGCTATGCCGCCAGCGTTAAAAGGACTTAAAGACGTGCAGTTTGCCGAAGAAGAACAAGGTGTTGTTGAGTTTGCTGATGTGTCGCCTTGGATATTTTCTAATTTTGCCGCGATTTTACGCAAGTGGCGCGAAAAGATTATCGCCAAAGACGGCATTGAAGAAGCAGACAACATGATTCCAAGTTATCAAATTGATGACTTTGCGGCTGAGGCTGAGCGTCTACGCTTTGAGCGAGACAAACAGACTCAGGCAGCTATCCCTAATTTTACCGAACCACAGGACAAAACCATGACACCTGAACAAATTGCGGCAATGCAAAAAGAGCTTGATGCTCTCAAAGCTAAAGAAGTTAATTTTAGCGAAAGCGAAAAAGCTATTAAACAGCGCGAAATGGCATTGGCCAAGCGCGAAATCGGCTTACAGGTCGATGACTTAATCAAACAAGGCAAAGTGTTGCCAGCGCAAAAAGTTGGTTTAGTTGAGTTTATGGCCTCGCTCGACGGCGACACATTAACCGTTGAATTTGGCGAAGGCGATAAAGCTCAAAAGGTTAGCCCTCGCAAATTTATGACTGATTATTTAGCTAGTTTACCGAAGTTGGTTGATTTTACAGAACACAGCAAAGGCGATGGTTCTCAATCTCCTGCCGATTTAACAGCAGAAGAATTGGCTAAAAAAGCAAGTGCGTACCATGCCAAACAAAAAGCAGCGGGTAACGAAATTTCATTCTCAGAAGCTATGGCTGTAGTTCAGTCTGGCAAAGATAAGGAGTAAGACCATGAACTCGAACGAAGGCTTAATCAAGACTTACGAAGCAGGCGGCACAATTAACGAATACCGCCTTGTTAAATTCGGTACAGCAGACCGTGCAGCACTACAAGCAAGCGCATCTACTGACAAATTTATCGGTGTGGCTGGTTTGCCTAAGGGCGCAACAGCGGCAAGCGGTGACTCGATTGATGTTATCAAGTCTGGCGTTGCTGATGTGACCTACGGCGGCACAATTACCCGTGGCGACCGCGTAACCAGTGATGCAGATGGTAAAGCAATCAGTGCTGAGGCGTTATTTGGTACAAAAACATTTGTTGCGACTGGCGGTAGCGCGGGCAATATCACGGTCACAGGCATTGCTACAACCGATGTATTAGAAGCGGTTTTGTATTACCCGATTAGCACAGGCACCGTGACTAGCGTTAGCGATTTGACCAGTGAATTTAGTATCACTGCGACAAATACAATTAATAACGCAGGCGGTACGTCAACAACTGGCGGCAAGTTAGAAGTGCGTTATCGTCGCCGTGTGAGTGTAATTGGCACTGCTGAAAAATCAGGTGTGACTGGCGATCTAGGCGCAGTTCACATCCAAAAATCTACAATTTAAGGAGCTAAAACATCATGGCTAATAACACTCCGAATGTTGCGCCGTTTCCAATTAATCCAGTACAAACTGGTATTGCTATTGCGTACAAAAATGCCTCGATGATTGCAGAAATGGTGCTACCTCGTGTGCCTGTTGCAACAAAAGAATTTAAGTATCAGAAGTTTGAAAAGTCTGAGCGTTTTACATTGCCTGAAACTTTAGTGGGTCGCAAAGGCATCCCAAGCAAAGTGGAGTTTGGGGCAACCGAAGAATCCAGTATTGCTCAAGATCATGGTTTATCGACTGATATTCCCAATGACGACATTACTCAAGCGGCGGCTTCGGGTTTGCCTAGCCCTGTTAATCATGCCACAGAAGCATTGACCGACTTGATTTTGTTGCGTCGTGAAAAGCGTGTGGCTGATTTAGTGTTTAGTAATAACTCTTATAACAGCGGTCATAAAGAAACATTGAGCGGTACTGACCAATGGAGTGACTACACAAATAGCACTCCACGCGAGCAGATTTTAGAAGCGTTAGATGTGCCATTACAACGCCCTAATATCTTCGTCTTGGGTAATGACACTTGGCGTTTGCTTCGTCAACACCCGCAAATTGTGAGCTCTATTTTGGGTAATAGTGGTCAGCAAGGCACTATCACGCGTCAACAATTGGCCGAATTACTCGAAGTTGAAGAAGTGCTTGTGGGTCAAGGTTGGGTGAATACAGCTAAGCCGGGTCAAACACCTAGCTTTGTTCGAGTTTGGGGTAAACACGCTGCATTGTTAAACCGTAATCGTTTTGCTAACACACAAAGCGGCGCGACATTCGGCTTTACCGCGCAATACCAAGGACGTGTTGCTGGTAATTTGCCAAACCCACGCATGGGTCTACGCGGCGGTGTTGAGGTGATTGTGGGCGAAACTGTTAAAGAGTTGATCATTGCTAAAGACCTTGGCTACTTCTTTGAAGATGCAGTTGCCTAATTGATTTTGCTCACGGACGAGCAAGTTATCGAGACATTGAACGATGAAAGAATTTATTGCACAACGCGCCATTCGACATAACGGAACTCTCTACAAAGATGGTGATGTTTTATTGTTGAATGATAATCATGCCGAAGCTTTGTTAAAAAACGGTGCTGTGATTGCCTATGCTTCTACTTTTGGAGAAGCAAAGACAGTGGAGTTACTGCCAAATTACTCGCTTATTGAGTCTGTGATTGCTGTAAATTTACTCACGACTAAGCAGTGGAATGAGTTGTCCGATATAGAGCGTAATGCCCTTGTTTTAGAGTGTTTGACACCACAACAACAGGCCGAAGATAACGAAGCTCAAGGCTTGATAGGTAGCAACAAATTGCCGTCATTTATTGATGTCAACGGCAAGCAAGTAGCACTGGGCGACATCGTTGCTGAGGCTTTTGCCAAAAGTGAATTAACTGTCAGCAAGTGGAATCGGTTAAGTGCTAAAGCGCGTGATGAGTTGCTACAGCAGCATATTGATACTCTAATTAAGGGTGCTTAATCATGGCTTATTGTGCAAAGTCTGATTTGGTACAGCGTTTTGGTCAGCGCGAGATTGACGACCTGCTCGATCGCGATAATGACGGCGATGATGACACAAGCACATTAAATTCAACCATTGCCGATGCTGATGCGCTAATTGATAGCTATGTGTCGGCAAAGTACGAAACGCCTTTAGAGCCAGTACCTCAAATTATCAAATATGTCTCGTGTGACATTACGCGCTTTATGTTGTGGGACGACAACGCCCCAGAAGAAGTGCGTAAACGTTATGACGATGCCATTGCTCGATTAAAAGACATCGCCAAAGGCATGATGAAGTTACCAGCAACAGCACTTATATCTATCGCCAATCCAAGCGGCGGCGTTGATTACTACGAAGAAGAGCGCGTATTTACCCGTGATTCTTTGGCGGGTTTTTAAGCATGGCTATTACCTTTAATTTGACGGGCGATGCCTACGATAAGCTAAATAAAATAATTGCTGCTTGCGGTGATGGCAAGCCAGCCATGACAACTATTGGCAGGGTATTAAGCACTCGTATTAAATTAGGGTTTGATAAAAGTACATCACCATATGGCGATAAGTGGAAGCCATTAAAATATAGGAGTGGGCGACCACTCATAAACACGGCAGACCTAAAAAATTCCATTACCTATAACGCGGATAATGACTCTGTAGCCATTGGCACAAAAAAAACACAGTCAAGAGTGCAAAACTTTGGCGCGGTAATCACGCCAAGAACAGCTAAAACCTTACGCTTTTTTATTGGCAATCGTGCGGTATTTGCCAAGCAAGTCATTATTCCTGCGCGTCCTTATATGCCGATTGTTGGTAATGATGTTGTGCTACCTCAAGACTGGCTAAAAGCCACGGTAAAAGCCTTGCAAGACCATATTGAGAGCCAGTTGTTATGAGTCTATTTTATGAAGTTGAAGATGCAATCATTGCACGATTAGAAGCAAAGCTTTCAGGTTTAAATCCATTGCCAAAAGTTAAGCACGGATCTGATTTGGCAAACATCAAGGACAAGTCGCAGGGCGATTTAACGGTATTTGTTGCTTACAATGGCATAAGCGAAGTACAGGAAGCCGCACCAACAGTTAGAACGATTGGCACAATCACTAATGAATACATGATTGTTGTAGTTGCGCGTAGTGCCAAAGACAATGATTCACGGTTTGGAACGCGCGAATTAGCAGACCCTGTGCTTGAGAAGATTATTACAGCATTGATGGGATGGCAGCCATTGCCAAAAACCGAACAGTTGCGGATTGATGGTTCTTTAGAGCCAGTTTATCAAAACGGCTTTGGTTATTTTACGTTAGTTTTTACACATCGCAAAAGTGTGCGCGGTGAACATTAAGGGGATATGAGCATGGGCTTACAAGCAGGTGATTACAGTTATTACGGTGTTGGCCGTGTGTTTGTGCGTATTCGTGGTGCAGCAGCTCCGCGGTTACATATTGGCAATGTGTCGGCTTTGGATTTGGCTGTATCCGAAGATGTTAAAAAGCAAGAAGATTTTACGACACAAGGCGGCGGTAATGTTGCCGAGGTTCGCCGTATTACGGGTGTTGAATTGGCTGTGACGTTGCTTGATTTGGATAAAACAAATTTGGCACGGGCATTTTATGGTACAGCAACAACTGTTTCTTCAGGTTCTGTCGTTGATGAATCTCATACGGCTTATGTTGGTGGGTTTATCCCGACTACCAAGCCAATGGATTTAGGCGCAACAATTACGGTTAAAAAAGGTGCTACAACACTAACAGCAGGCACAGACTACGAAGTGTCCAGCGGTGGCATTACTGTTTTATCAGGTGGTGCATTGACCAATGGTGACACTGCTTTAATTAGCTATACATCATTAGAACACGATGTTGTTGAAGCGTTAACATCCGAGTCTAATGAGTATGAAATTTACTTTGAAGGCTTGAATGAAGCTAAAGATGGTCGTGTTGTTAATGTTGCTATTCATCGCGCAAAACTTGGTGCTGGTGATATTTTGAACTTAATCAAAAACGATTTTAGCTCAATCAATGTTAAAGGCTCGTTGTTGCGTGATAACAGCAAAACAGGTACTGGCGTATCTAAGTTCTTTAAGGTGTTATTAGCATTGGGGGAGTAATAACGGACGATGAGTCCGTGATTCTTGGTTTTGACAACGGGGATATATACTCCTTAGATACGGGTGATTTTTTAGCATTAACTGGGTGATTTATGGCAACAAAAACATTACTTGATTTGTCGATGGAAGGCAAAGAAGTTGTTGCGCTTGACGGCACTGAGTTAATGCTAGTTGAGCAATACAATGACGACTTGGATATTTATGAGTCTAAGCCATCGTTGTTGAGTTTGCTAAAAACTTGGATTATTAGTGGTCTTGCAACAACCTCATCATTAACAAGCGGCTTGCTTGCTAATTTAACTCCTACCATTAACACGCAAACAGGCACGGCTTACACGGTCGGCACTGTAACCACTGATAACGACGGTAAAACCTATCTACGCATGGATAACGCTGCTTCAAATACGGCAACGATCACAACAGCACAAACAAAACCGATTAGTGTACGTCAAGCAGGCGCAGGCACTACAACTCTTGTTGCAGGCGCAGGCGTAACACTTAACGGCACATTAGCTTTTACAGCACAACATCAAACTAAAACAGTAGTGCCTCTTGGTAGTGGTGTTTTTGATGTTGTTGGCTAGTTGTCCAAAAAATCAAAGACTAATTCAGAGGCATTTATGATTCCATCTACCCCACAAATTATTATTGAATCTCGCACAGGAAATATCATTTTAGAGCCTATGCGTATGGCTAAACTAAAAGCGTTTAGTGATGCGGTAGAGCCTGTTGTTAGTCAGGTTTTTTTAGTATTAGAAAACTCCGAAGATGCTAAACAAAACATCGCACAAATGATTACTAAGCACTATGACGACTTAGTAAAAGTGATTTGTGTTGCCTGTAATGATGTCACTAAAGAAAAAATTGACGATATGTTGCCCGATGACTTTGTTAATTTAGTAGGTGGTGTTATCGAGGTAAATGCCGATTTTTTCGTCCAGAATCTACTCCCGATGATACTAGGCCGAGTAGAGTCAATAAAAAGCAAAATTCCACAAAACTTACTCAAGAACAAATCTGGGCAGACGGATACCAGTGCCTTGTCAGCAATGGCCACCGACTAAACGATATATTGGGCTATACCTTAGCTCAGTTTAAGTATTTTTTACAGGCTTGCGAAAGGCGAGAGCGAGCCTTTTTTATTCAATCAATCACAGCGGCGCGTTTGGCTCAGTCAGATAAAGAGTCTTTTGGAAAAGCAATGCAGGAGTTAAATGATGGCTAGTGATATGAAACTCCAGTTTAACATTGGCGCAACTTTTTCAGAGCTAAAAGCCGCTGCAACTCAAGCCAAAGCTGAACTATTAAGTCTTGTTAATACCGTAAAACAAGCAGGCCAAGACGTTAAAATTAAGGTCGGCTTAGATATTGGCGGCCTTAATACGGACATTCAAAACCTAAAAACCACGGTGCGTAATGCGCTGCAAGGTGCTGCAACCAATAAAATAAAAGTAAAAATAGAGGCTGATGTAAACAGCATTAGAGCCGACATAGCCGCGATCAGGCCGCAAATTCAAAGTGCGCTGTCTAACTTTGCGCCTATCTCATTAACCATCAATCACGCTAAATTAGCACAGCAGCTACAGGCAGCAGAGGCGCAAGTACGCGCCGCTATTGCTAGAATGACAACACCTACTGCACTTAGAATTAGTCTTAATGTGGATGCGTTATCTACAGGGCTAATTGCTGCATTAAACGCGCTTAAAGTGGAGGTAAACTCGCTTAAGCAAGTTATGTCTAGGGGTGGTGGCCGTGGTGGTTTGGGAGGTGGTAGTGGAGGCGGTTTAGGTGGTGCTTCATCCGATGTTAATGGCTTTGCGTCTGCTATGCGTGATGCTAGAAATCAGCTTATGCAGCTTGTTTCTGTATTTGGGTTAATGATAGGGCTAAAAGGTTTTGCAAAAATTACAGACGAGGCAAAAAGTCTTGAATCAAAACTAAAGCTAGTTACATCGAGTCAGCAAGAGCTTAACCAAGTCACAGCAGGGTTAAGAGAAATTGCAAAGAATAACTTGCAAGGCCTTGCGCCAACAGTTGAGCTTTACAGCAAGTTATATTCAGGCACTAAAAACTTAGAAGGGGCTAATACTGCCCTAAATATGCGGCTCACAGATGTTGTCTCTAAGTTAGTGACCATCTCAGGAAGTACAGGGCCAGCAGCCGAAGGCGCAATTATTCAGTTTGGCCAAGCGTTAAGCGGTAATTTTAGTGCGGCAGGGCAAGAACTAAACTCAATCATCGAGCAAGCCCCTGCTTTAGCTGATGCAATAGCTAAAAGCTATGGCGTAACCCGTGGCGAGCTTAAAAAACTTGGTGCAGAGGGCAAGATCACCGCCGAAGGCGTAGTTAATGGATTAATTAGACAAGGCGTAGAAGTTGATGCGCTATTTGGCAAAGTAAATAAAACCATTGGCGGCACGGCCACGACCACGGGCGACTCAATTAAGCATCTTATTTCAGAAGTTGATAAAAGCGTTGGAGCATCTAAGGCTATTATTGGTTTTCTTGAAAATATGCGTAATAAAGCAACGGAAATGTGGGCGCAAATGGAAGCTGATGGCTCACAAAGCATTAAGAACTTTTTTGAAACAGCGCAAGATGTAATTTCTTTATTAATTGGTTATGGCCTTACTCGTCTTGCAGCAAGTCTAGCGGTATCAACCAAAGGATTCTACTCACAAGCTGTTGCAGCACAAGTGGCGGCTAATCAAACTTTGGTAAATGCAAGGGCAGATGTATTAGCTACAAGCATGGCATTAAGACGCGCAGAAGCAGAAAAAGCCAATGCTCTTGCTCTCTTGGCAAGCGCAAGAGCGTCTGGTGTATCGGCAGCGGCAACCTCCGCAGCAATGGCACAGGCAGTCACAGCAACCGCAGCGGCAACATCAGCAGCGGCAGCTCATGCGGCAGCACAACGCGCATTAGCAGCAGCAACAACACAAGCAAATATTGCAATGCGTGCAAGCACAGGGTTGCTTACGGCACTTGGAGGGCCAATAGGTGCAATTATTACATTGCTAGGAGTGGCAGCTACGGCATGGGTTGTATTTGGTGATAAAGCTGAAAAAGCAATTGATAAAGCCAAGACTGCGATTGATAAAATCAATAAAAACGAGAGTGTAGATGACAGTGAGCTACAGGCACTATCAGACAAGTTAATTACCGTGCAATCGCAAATAGATTCAACCCTCGATAATATTAGAAGTGCATCATTATCATCTAACGAAAATGTAAAGCTGTCATTGCAAAAAGAGTTGGATAATTTAAGAAGCGAAAAAAAAGCGATTGAGGATGCAATAAAGACTGTTCAGTTTAATAGGACACTTGATAACCTACTTCCTGATTTGGATAGCCAAAAGTTAGGCACAGTCAAAACCAAAGCTAAAACATCATCAACTGACCCTTTTGCTATTAAAAAAGCGGATTTAGATGCCGAGATACAACTATTAGATGCTCGTTTTAATGCCGAAGAAATTGGGATGCGTAAGTATTATGCAGAAAAAGCACGTCTTATTGCCGCTATTCATAACAACGAACTCGCCAACATTGACGCAAAGATTAAAGCCGAAAACGACCCAACTAAAAAAGGCGATTTATTAACAAAACGCAAAGAAGCAGAGACAGCAAAAGCTACAGCGTTGAGCTTAAATAAAATCGACTTAAACAAAGCTATTGCTGATGCCAAAAAAGAAAGCCTTAAAATTAGCGTTGAGCTTGATGATGCCAATTTTGAAGCAATCAACAATAAGTTTGATGCTAAAGAAAGAGAGATAGCCGAAAAGTATAAAAAGCAACTTGAAGACTTTAAAAAAGCAACTCTTGACGGTTTTGGCGATACAGCCGAGGCCGCCTCTTTAATCGCTGAAAAAACAGACTTGGTTAATGGGTTAATTAATGCAGAAAAAGCCCAAAACAACCTCAAGCGCATTGAAGAAGAAATAAAGGCGTTTACCGAGTCGCAAAACAACAAAGTCAAAAATATTGACCTACTCAAAGACCGTGGACAATTAAGCAATCCTGATGCTAGAGACCAAACAGAGGCCGTTAATCAAGGTACTGTTGTTGGCTTAACCATGTATCAAGAAAAGATACGCGCCCTCAATGCAGAAGATATTCCAGAAACGAAGCGATTGCTTGATGAGCTGGCTCAAAAAATGGCAGAAGTGCCAGTGCAAGCCACAACAAATATGGACGTGTTTTTTGCCAACACCAATGAAAAACTAAAAACAACAGGTGTCGAGGCGTTAAAGTCAGGGCTTAGTGACTTCTTTATGGATATCGCCACTGGTGCAAAGTCGGGCAGTGATGCAATTAAGGATTTTGCCCGTGGCTTTGCTCAAAGCATGGCGAGGGTTGCGGCTGATGCACTGGCTACTATTGCAGTTTTACAGATACTAAACGCCGTATCAGGTGGTAAGTTTCAGTTAGTGAATGGTGCGATTGGTCTTAAATCGCAGCATACGGGCGGCATAGCAGGAATTGACGGTCAGCCAAGAACGGTTGATATGTCTCTATTTAATGCAGCCCCTCGCTATCATGTGGGCGGTATTGCAGGATTGCAACCAGGTGAAGTGCCTGCCATTTTGCAGCGAGGTGAAGAAGTTTTGACACAAAAAGACCCGCGTCATGTGGCTAATGGGGGTGGACAAGGAGGCGGTGTTAGAATTATAAACAATATTGACCCGAATATGATGCACGACTATCTTAGTAGTAGTAGCGGGGAACAAGTCATTGTTAATCTAATCGAGCGTAATTCGGGGACGATTAAACAGCTTTTAGGGTGATATGGATATGAAGTTTTTAGTTTTTATTATTTTTATGGTTAATAGTTTAGCGTTTGCTGAGTTTATTGATGCGGATAAAATAGAAAAAGACGATATTGAGTTTATGTATAAGGATGACTGCAACATTGTAGGCTCTGAGGTTTGGTATAAATCGGATTATTGTGATTTGTACATTGATAATAGACAAAGAATATATAATCAAAAAGATGGCGGAAAAATATATATAACTAATGGGTATGAAAAAATAAAGTTTCTTTCTTGTGAAAAAAAATATAAAAATGATAAAAATCTATTTGAAGTAAAACTTAATAATAATGATATTGGATATATGATTTGGCCGTCAGGATATGACATTTCATATGAGGTTCATGATGTCACTGTCACAACATTTGAAATTGAACGATATAATGATTGTATGCTTAAAGAAAACCCAGTTGAGGCCATTGAAAAAGCAAAACAGGATGAAGCTAATGAGCAAAAAGAAAACGATAGAATAGCAAAACTCCCATCGCCTCGTATTGGTATGACAAAAATACAGGCGCAAAAGACTAATTGGGGTCTTCCATCAAAAATAAATTATACAATTACCAATGGGGCAAAAAGAGAGCAGTGGATTTTTGGTGACGGCTACTATCTTTATTTTACAAATAGCAGACTAACAGCAATACAAGGCAACAACTAACGCCCACTAGGGCGTTTTTTATCCCTCAAATAATCAAATGCCACAATACACCTAGTCGCACCCTGACACCCACCTAAATAAAAAGCATAGTTGGCCAATAAAACGAGGCCGCTATGCTTTGGACAACTCCTGCCAATTGGTCAACACCTATTATAGAACGCCTTGAGTGGCGCACTGACGTACTGCTTGCTTATGATGGTAGCGAGCAGCGTATTGCCTTGCGCCAAACACCACGCCGATATTTTGAATTTAGCTTTTTAGTGCCTACCTTATTAGCACGTCAAAAGTTAGAAGCCGCTATTGCATCAAATGGCTCTCAATCGTGGGACTTGCCAATTTGGACAGACTCAACACCATGCACCAGTGCCATTAGCGATAGTGACACGGTTGTTTATGTCGATACCGTGGGGCGCGATTTTGTAGCAGGTGGCAAGGCATTACTTTTAGCTGCCAATGGCAACACGTTAATTATTAATATCTCAACATTCACCACCACACAATTAAACCTATCCAGTGCGGTTGTTGGCGCATGGGCATTAGAAACAGCCGTCATCCCATTACGCACTGCTTATCTTGAGCCTAGCCAACAAGTTAGCCGTTTTACAGGAAGTGTGATTTATGGCGTAGCGCGTTTTTTACTTGATGATATAAGCACCCACGCAGCGGCAACATTAACGCAATATCGAAGCTACGATGTGCTAGAAATTGCGTCAAATTGGAAGCAAGATTTAACCCTAGACTACCAACGAAAAATGCAAGTCGTTGACTTTGGTAACAGTGTCTATCGAGATGACGAAAGCGGATTGCCTACGTTTGTACAAAGCCATATGTGGGCATTAGATAGTCGTCAAAAAATTACCGATTTTAGAAAGTTTTTGTACTCAAGGCGCGGGCGATTAAATGCGCTTTGGGTGCCGTCTTTTATGCCTGATTTATCATGCGTGTCTTTGTCGTCTGTTGTTTATTTAGATGTGACAAACATTGGCTACACCACGCTTTACAACCAATCAATAAATCGCCGCGATATTCGCATCGAGCTAACCAATGGCGATGTGTATTACCGCCGCATTATTGCCAGTGCTGTGGTCAGTGAAACGGTTGAGCGACTTACGTTAGATAGCGGCCTAGGCGTATCAATCACGGCTGATGATGTCGAAAAAATAAGCTTTATGATGTTTGGCAGATTAGATGCCGATGCCATTGAGTTGGCTTGGTCATGGGGTGATTATGTGGACGTAGCTGCAAACTTTAGGAGCGTAAATAATGACGTATGACGCGCGTGAATTGAGTATGCAAAGCGGTGAACCTATTGAGATGTACCAATTCACCGTGGGGGCTACTAATTACTATTTTACCAGTGCTAAAAGTGCCATTACCTATAGCGGCAATACCTATCAGCCTGAGCCAATAAAACGCGGCAGCATTGATTTTACGACAGAGAAAGGCAGAAACAATCTTAAATTACAAACAGTAAGAGATTTTGCTATTGCTGATTTATTCCGCGTGTCGCCGCCAAGCGATGTGATTTTACTAGTCGTTCATCGAGTACATTATGGTGAAACGGACGGGTCGGTTATTTGGTCTGGGCGTGTATTAAATTGTGATTGGGTGGGCTCTATAGCATCACTTAATTGTGAGCCTGTTAGCAGCAGTTTGCAGCGCATAGGCTTACGCCGTATGTATCAACGCCAATGTCCTCATGTGCTTTATGGGTCTGCTTGCGGAGTCGATAAAACGGATTTTGATTTATCAACAACCATCTTATCCATTAGTGGATTAACGCTTAGTTGCGTAGATGCCGATATTTTTGGCGACGACTGGTTTGCAGGTGGCTTTATTGAATTTGGCACAGAAAAGCGTTTTATAACCACTCAAACAAGCAACAACATAACCATTAGCGCACCCATAGCAGGGCTAGAAGTTGGCGACACCATAACGGCTTATGCTGGGTGTAATCACGCACTAACAACGTGCAATTTCAAATTTAGTAACTCTGAAAATTACGGGGGTATGCCATATATCCCAACAAAAAATCCGTTTAGCGGATCATTACTGTAAAGGTGATTCATGGAAATTCTTGGCTATTTGATCGTCTTAATTATTTCTACGGCAATCAGTTATGCAATGATGCCGAAGCCGCCAGCCGCACAGCCACCGTCAGAAATAAGTGATTTTGATGTACCAACAGCAGAAGAGGGTCGCCCTATCCCTGTAGTGTTTGGCACAGTAAAAATTAAAGGTGCTAACGTACTTTGGTATGGCGATTTAAGCTCATCCCAGATCACTAAACGCGTATGACCATTGTTAGATTTTGTGATGTAAGGGCACTGAATTACTGCAATGTTGGGGTAAGAGCTTTTTGCAAAAAACACAATATTGATTATGCGGATTTTGTCAAAAATGGAATAGATGCTGATTTGCTTTTATCAACAAATGACGCAATGGCCATTAAAGCTATAGACCAAGCACAAAAACGAGAGGCTACCCAGTGAGTAGAAAAAAGAAAGAGCAAACCGTTGGTTATTGGTATTTCATGGGATTACACATGGGGCTTTGTCACGGGCCTGTAGATGAAGTATCAGAAATATCGGCAGATGATAAGGTGGCTTGGACGGGTAGTGTAACTGATAACGAAGTAAACGGGATAGCGGCACCAATTTTTGGCGGAGAAGAAAAAGAGGGCGGAATATACGGTAACTTTTGGGTTGAGATGGGCGCAGCAACGCAGCCTAAAAACTCTTATTTAGTATCAAAAATAGGCTCATCAATCCCTGCTTTTAGAGGGATTTGTGCGTTAGTGTTTTATGGCTCAATAACTGCTAATACCACCTACATCAAGCCGTGGACGGTTGTTTTAAAGCGCATAACAAAAGGCTGGAAAGACGATAGCACTTGGTATGAGACTAAGGCTGCTATCGGCATTGATATGAATCCTGCACATATTATTTATCAATGCCTGACTGATGTAGAGTGGGGCATGAATCACCCGATTGCTGGCATTGATGATGATAACTTTAGAGCGGCGGCTGATGTTTTGCATAGCGAGGGGTTTGGTCTATCTCTCATGTGGAATCAACAATCATCCATCCAAAAGTTTATACAGATTGTGTGTGATCATATTGGCGCGGCATTAAAAACTGACCCACGCACAGGAAAATTCCAATTAAAACTTATTCGCGCTGATTATGACCCAGAAGATTTGCCTGTTTTTAATCAATCGAACATCGTTGAGTTACAGTCTTTTCAAAGAGTGGGATGGGGCGAGACTACAAACGAAGTATCAATCGTTTATACAGACCCCGACTCGCGCAACGAAACATCAATCACTGTGCATGACTTGGCGAATATACAAGCACAAGGTCAAGTGATTAGCCAAAAAATACAATACACGGGCATTACTTCGCACAGTATTGCTCAAAAAGTCGCAATGCGTGATTTATTGGCAAGAAGCACCCCATTATCAAAATTAAAAATAAGCGTGAATAGAACCGCATGGGATTTAGTGCAGGGTGATGTTTTCAAATTCACTTGGCCAAAATTAGGCATTGATAGTGTTGTCGTGCGCGTAATTAATGTAAGTACAGGCACTTTAGAAAACGGGTTGATTGTTGTTGAAGCGGTAGAAGACGTGTTTGGTTTGCCCGTGAGCAGTTACGGCTCAAGTCAAGAGAGTGAATGGACTCCGCCTGATTCAACTGCTACACCTAGTTTGCTTCGTAAATTTACAGAGGCAACTTATTACGACATTGCCACGACAATGACCACGGCAGACCTTGAAGCGACTGATGCTACAGAGGGCTATGCTGTCATGTTTGCAAAAAGCTCATCAAGTCTAGCACTTGATTACAAACTAAGAACAAGAATAGGCGGAACTGGTGATTTTGTAGAGGTCGATAGCGGCAGACATTGCCCCACAGCTAATGCGTGGAATTTTGGAACGATTGAGGAGTATTCGACGACTGAGATTAATAGCATATCTGGCGATTTAAGCACATTCAAGCTAGGCAATTATCTTATTTGCAATGACGAGTGGATGCGCGTTGATAACATAAACCTTGTTGATAATGAAATTACTGTTGCCCGTGGCGTGATTGATACCGTGCCACAACAACACGCTACAAATAGCCCTATATTTTTTGCTGAGGGATTTAGCACGGTTGATGGTACCGCTTATGTCGATGGTGAAGAAATACAAGCCAAAGTTATCACAACAACTATTGCCAGTGTACTTGATGAATCATTAGCACCAACAGACTCTATCACGATTCAAGCGCGTCAAAATCTACCTTATCCACCTGCAAAAATCCGTATTAATGGCGAATACAACCCAAGCCAAGTATCGGGAGAAATAACAATTACTTGGGCGCATCGCAATCGACTACAGCAAACCGTCTCATTACTAGCTCAGGACGATGACAGCGTAACGCCTGAAGACGGGGTGACTTATGGCATAAATATATACAAAGGTCTTGTGTCGCCTATCTTGTGTCGCACCCTGACAGGGCTAACTGGCACATCTTACACTTACCCAATGGATGAAGAACTGGCTGATACGGGCGGCATTATTGACTACTTAACGTTTGAGATATTTAGCGAACGCGATGGCCTTACATCGTATCAATCGCATAGTTTTACATTTGAACGAATATACGCTGGTTGGGGTTTTAACTGGGGCAATAACTGGGGTGGTAATTAATGGCGACAACATTGTGGGGCATTGGATTAACCGGTGATTTGGCATTAGCTGAGAATGGCTGGAAAGATGCCATGAACGCAAATTTACGCAAACTCACTACGCTAACTCAAGCCATCGCCAAAGACAAAGATTTAGCAACGCCGCCAGTATCACCAACAACAGGTGATACATACATTGTTGCAGCATCACCAACAGGCGCATGGAGTGGCCATGCCACGCATATTACCGTTTGGGATGGCGTGGCATGGATTTTTTATACACCGACAAAAGGGTGGCGTTTTTATGTTGATGATGAAGACGCGGATTATCGTTTTAACGGGTCAGTTTGGGGGATTTTATGAGCTTAACAGTTGATGGCGTAACGCTAAACGATAATGTACAGGTTGTTATTGTTGCAAAAACGGCGGCAGAAACAACAGCACCAATCCCTTTGCGAGACCTTGTTAATTATACACTAACAAGTACAACGCTAGGCTCAGGCGAAGAAATACTCGGCGAGATTTACGATGTAACGCTTGAAGGCTGGCAGCCGTGGATGGTTGACGGCGATAGAGTTAAGTTGGCTCAAGATTATGAGCAGATTAGTGTTAGCAATGTATCGTGCATGGTGCGATTTGTTAAATCTATAACCGCAAGTGCAGTTGGTTTAACCATGTCAAATCGCTAGGGGTTAATCATGCTAACAATTGAAGGCTTACAAAGTGCGTGCAAAACACAACAAGGCAAAGAGCGATCTGTCGTGTTTGCTGCGCTAATGGCTGAAATTATGCCACTTTGGACGATTAACACGCCAACACGCCAAGCGATGTTTTTAGCGCAAGTGTTGCATGAGTCGGGCGAGTTTAGATACTTAGCCGAACTAGGTAATGATAACTATTTGTCAAAATACGATACAGGGTCATTAGCTAAACGATTGGGCAATACCCCCGAAGCAGACGGCGATGGTCAGTTATACAAAGGTCGTGGATTGATACAGATTACAGGCCGCGAAAACTATCAAAAATGTGGTCATGCGCTGCAATTGTCATTACTAAAAAACCCACAATTATTAGAAAACCCACGCCATGCGGTAGCTAGTGCGTGTTGGTTTTGGTTTAGCAAAAACTTGAATAAACATGCTGATTTAAACGCAATTACCGCTTGCACCAAAGCCATTAACGGAGGCACAAACGGACTTGATGACCGCAAAGAATACTGGAAACGTGCAAAATTAGCCTTGGGGATTGCATGATGCAAGAAAAAATACACTTTTTAAGTATCGCTGATTTTTTAACGTATGCG